TGTTCAGATGTCAGCGGACATTGATGAATTAGATCATGTTAATGCTAACACTGTTATTGGAAAAATTTGGCTCCTAGTAAATGGAGTTATAAACGATATTTACGTAGATCTTATTGCATTACCTGCCGGTGCAGGTATTGATCTTAGTTCATTAAGCTAATCATACTTGATACAATTTGTTTCAACACAAGACTCAGAGCAATCTGGGTCTTGTTTTTTGTTAAATTCGTTATAGTAATCAAATCAACAAACCTTTTATTTATTAAAGGAGGTTATCTATGCGAAACTATGGTGAAAGAAAATGTGTATGGTGTGGTAAAGTTTTTATGGCGCATTCTGCAAAAGCACAGTCTTGTGGAGATGATCATTATAGACCATGCGCTCGATGCGGCCAACCGTTGTTAGTAAAAGAATCTTATGTAAATTATATGAAATATGGGCCTCGAACATGTTCAGAATGCCGAAAGATTGTTATTTCCGAGGGACATCAAAATAGATCTGCTGAAGCTAAATTACAAGCTCAACAGAAACGAGAAGCTACTAATTTAGAACGATATGGAGCAGCTAATCCACTACAGCGCAGTGATATTAAAGAAAAGGTTCATCAGACTGTAAAATCTCGATATGGTGTAGATAATTTATCTCAAAGTGCTGAGATTCAAGAAAGAATAAAACAACATAGTTTAGAACTTTATGGTGTAGATCATTATTCTAAAGATCCGGAAATACGGGCTCGAATGGTGCAAGGTATGCTAGATAAATATGGAGTTGCATCACCTATGCAATCTGAGGAGTTACGACAACATATACAATCCACTAATTTAGAACGTTATGGTCATGAGAATGCGCTATCCAATGAAGATATTCAAGCTAAAGTGAAAGCTACATGCTTAAAGCGTTATGGTGTAGAATATGCAGCACAAGCTGATGAAATCATCAAACAACGCACTGAAACTAACTTTAAAAAATATGGAGGCCCTGCTTATATATTTTCACCGGAGTATCTGAAAACAACTGTAGTAAATCCCGATAGATATAACTACTACGAACAATTTAAATCAGATCCTAAAAATTACATACTAACTCAATTTGATCATAAACCAACTTATAAGGAACTATCCGAATCTACTGGAGTCTGTGACACAACTATATCATATTACATAGTAAAATACTGTTTACATGATTTGGTACAATGTAACATATCTAATATGGAGCAAGATATCACCAACATCATACATACAACCGTACCTGATGCAGTTATTATACCGCATTCTAGATCTATCATAAGCCCTTATGAAATTGATATTTACTTGCCGGATTATAAGCTTGGAATTGAGTGTAATCCTACATGGACGCACAATTCCGATATTGCATTCATGCATGAAGGTAATATTGTACCTAAATCTTATCATAAGGATAAGTCAGATTTGGCACAGCAAGCAGGTATTCGACTTATACATGTATTTGGATACGATTGGGTTAATCATAAAGATATCATGGTTTCCATGTTACGAAATGCATTAGGTAACACAACTCGTAAACTATTTGCACGGAACTTGCACCTAAGAGAAGTTAGTTGGTCAGATGCTCGAGAGTTTCTTCGCATCAATCATAGACAAGGTCCTACTACGTGTTCCATACGGTTAGGTCTTTATGATAACGATGAATTAGTTTCTCTCATGACATTTGGTAAAATGCGAAATTTAAGTGGTCGGATCAACAATGAAGATAGCTGGGAGTTGTCTAGATTTTGTTCTAAGTTAAATTACAATGTTGTAGGAGGTGCAAGCAAACTATTCAGCTACTTCTGTAGACATTGGTATCCTGATAAAATCGTTTCTTTTTCCGATATTGCCACTACTTCTGGAAATCTTTACAAGATTTTAGGCTTTGTTGAAATACATCGATCAGATCCGGGATACGTATGGGTTGATCCGAATTCTGAATGCTATTATAATCGAGTAACATGTCAGAAATCTAATCTTAAGAAGCTGCTTCGCGATGATACTATTGATGTCGAACACAATACTGAAGTTGAAATAATGACAGCTCATGGATATGGTCGTGTATTTGACTCAGGAGTTATCCGATGGGAATACACGCCTTCCTCTAATCAACCGGCCAGTGTTTCTAGATGCCTACATCATCTAGATTACTCTCTTATTATACCTATGTAGGAGGTATCAATATGGAATATATTAAGATATGTAAATTGTGTGGTAAACAATTTGTTGCTAAAAGTAAACGAGCAGAAGTGTGTAAATCTGAGCACACTTCTGTTTGTTGTGTATGTGGAGAAACTTTTATACGAAAACCTCCATACACATCTAAAACTTGTTCATTGAAATGTGGGCAACAATTAGGTAATCTATCTCGTAAGAAAACTATGCAATTGAAATATGGTGTAGATAATCCAAATCAGTTGCAAGAAGTTAAAGCAAGGATAAGAGCTACTTGTATAGAACGCTATGGTGTTGATAATCCTAGTAAATCTGTCTTGATTCAATCAAAAATAAAACAACATTTTCAAGATACGTATGGTGTAGATAACCCAATGCAAGTATCTGAAATTCATTCTAAACAACAGGATTCGGTTGAATCTCATTATGGTGTAAGAGTCCCGCTTCAATGTGATACAATACATGAAAAGGCCAAACAAACCAATTTAGAAAGATACGGCTACGAAAACGTGTTAGCTGTACCTGAAATTCGCTCAAAGATTGTATCAAATCGGCTACGTGAAACGGGTTATTCTAATCCATCGCAAAATCCTATTGTAAAGCAAAAGATTACCCAAGTTTGCTTAGATAAATATGGTGTACCTTATAATTGTATGCGAGACGAATGCCGAAATGCTTCATCTGTTATTTCTAATATAAATAAACGCTTCGGAGACGTGCTTGAAGCGAATAACATTGAATTTGAATTTGAATTTCACATAGATAAATGTTCTTATGATCTTAAATCAGGTGACATACTCATTGAAATTGATCCTACATATACGCATAATTCTTTTGGTAATCATTGGGATTCTGATGGATTAGATCCTAATTATCATTTAACTAAGACTAAACTTGCTTTAGATAATGGGTACAGATGTATTCATGTATTTGATTGGGATAATTGGGATGATATTCTTAATATGCTAATACCTAAGACATCTATTTATGCAAGAAATTGTGAAATTCGACAGGTATCTAAATCTGATGCTAATAAATTTACAGCGCAATTTCATATTCAGGGTAGTTGTAAAGGGCAAGAGATTTGTTATGGGTTATATTATGACAATCAGCTTATGCAATTGATGACATTTGGAAAACCTAGATATAATAATAAGTATAATTTTGAATTACTTAGATTATGTACGCGTTCAAGGTATAGAATCATAGGAGGCGCGTCTAAACTATTCAAACATTTTCGATCAGATCATCTGAATGATTCTGTTATATCATATTGCGATTTAGCAAAGTTTCGTGGGGATGTATATGAAGCAATTGGTATGCAATTGACATACATTGCTGAACCTAATAAAATATGGTCAAAAGATGATAAAAAGATCACACAGAATCTGCTTAATCAGCGTGGTTATGATCAGTTATTTGGTGCCAATTATGGTAAAGGTACTTCTAATGAGCAGCTCATGTTAGATAACGGGTGGTTACCAGTTTATGATTGCGGACAAGCGGTGTATGTATATGGTAGTTTAACCTAAAATCGTTACAGATATTGTAGGAAGGACAGCACCGGCCAGTGTTTCTAGAAGCCATGAATTCTAGATTACTTCCTTTCAATATAAACTTTCATGGAGGTATCTATAATGAAACGAATCTGTGCAATATGCGGTGATGAATTTGAAACTAAATCATCACGTAGATTAATGTCAAAAATCTAATTTACCAAACTTATTTGATGATTTACATGACGCTAACTATACAGAGCGAGGAGTCATGGAGTCTCACGGATATGTTCAAGTATTTGATTCCGGAGTAATAAGATGGGAATATCAACTTAATAACAACCTTTAATATAAATGATTAAGTTCGTCAGATGTATAAAGAGAAGATACAGAGATCATATAAGTAGAAGAATCTAATAGACAAGGAGAGTAAACGCACAATGAAAAGATTTATCAAATCAACAATAGACAATAACATCTACAAAGTAGACGACCCAAGTAATGTTGCTGAAATTCGCGGCGCAATATATATGATACTCCGAGACAAATATCATTGGAGCTATTATAAATGTGATCTTGTAGAGTCATCTTTAAAATACGCTCGTTCGATTGATGAAGACGATATAACTTATGCATTAAACACTGCATATCCTGAAGATAAAGTACCTGAAAAAGTTTCAGCTAAACATCAGAGGATGGCCCATACAATGATGCAAATAATGGAGTTAGTTTAAATTCTAGCTCAACTTATATTTATAGATCAATGAAGCTGTTGATCATGGTATATTACATATTATTATATAGGAGGAACGCAAACAATGAAAAGATTTAAAGTATATCCACAGAGTGTAAAGGCATCATGCGGAACAAATAAGAAGTATGTGAAAGGCGAGGATGCTGTTTATAATGTCAATGAACTTGAAGATGTAGTTACTGACATTCTTGAGGGGTATAAGTTTGATATTGGTGGACCTTTAGATAATGAAACATTTGAGCATATGGTCAATAATATAACATTCAATATTGATGATTGGGGTGATGATGAATTAATTGAAATCGCTCAATATTATGAAGGTACTGAAGAACTTCGTGATCTTTTCCTGCAGAAATGCAGAGAACTTGAGATTGGATTCGTTAGGTAAACACAGCCTTTGAATCAATGATCACACCACATAAACCCTAATACCACAATCATATACAGGAAGATATCCAGAAGCGGTCATATCTTCCTGTTTTAATTTTGATTGACGACGAGAAGCATCTGATATCTTCGCATCACCTCTAACCCACCACTTCGTTCTCTGCACATCTCTAACATACTTCATACCAATCGACTCATAATCTTTATAATTCTCAAATGACATATTGACATAAGCAACAATATTGTACAGGCCTAATTGAGACGCTTCATTTGAAAGAATATCGTATCCACCTATAATTTGATAGGTTGGAAGCATCCAAAGGCGAGATAACTCTGCTACATATTGAGAATCACGTGATTTCTTAAATGTCATTATACAATATATAATGTCATCTTTAACTAACCCTAAACATAACACATTACCTTTTGGAGCTTTAAATGGATGATACTTATTGAGCCAACAGTCTGCTACATCTTTATTGAGACGATATACAGTTAAATCATGTCCATCAATCACATTAACACGAGGCTCTTGATAGAATAGAATAGTAGTTCTCTTTGTCTCAAATGTCTTTCGTCGCTTCTCTTGAATTTCTGGAAGCTGGGCTACATTTTGAACCTTATATTTAAGTAGATTAGTTTCAATGCGTTTTTCGTTATTGTACAATAATAATCACCACCTTTGTAAATAAATATAAGGTGATAGATAAGGAGATAGTTTATGAAAAAGATAATCACAGCATCAAATGATGCTAGATCAAGATCTAGAATGGCAGATGATCTAGATATTGAACTTCAAGAACTTATAGAGTATGCAACTGAGTTTGCAAATCATGCAAATGATTTAACTGATATGGGACTTGCATCTGTACTCGAAGATGTAGAGAAGATGACAAGTACTCTTCGTAGAGATAAGCGAATATATTTGTAGGAGGTGTAATATGACACGTGAAGAATACATGGATGCGATAGATATGTTGATTGAAGAATCTCATGAATATGAACTTATAGAATCTATTCTAGACCAGTATGGTGCTTCTGAAGACGACAGTGATCCAGATGAAGGATATTATGTAAGATATTATGTAACAATGTCTGAAGATGATTTAAGAAGAGCATATGATGCAATAGTAGATAGATTAGCTCAGTCCAAGGAGGTAGTGCATGAAACGATACATTAGATCTTCTACCCTAACAGGTATAGATAAGATACGTGACCTGGCAAGAGATGAAACAACTGCTCCAGATATTCTTGCACAACTTGCACGTCATGAACATGTAGCTGTAAGACAAATGGTTGCACAAAATCCAGGTACACCTGCAGACGTCCTTAGTAAACTTGCAAATGATTACTATCCAGATGTGCGACGCAGCGTTGCTGATAATCCAAATACACCTGTAGAAGTTCTTGAAGATCTTGCAGCACATGATTGGGGTCGTGTAAAACGTGCAGCTAAAGCTAGTTTGCAGAGACGTGGTCATTATATGATATAGAAAGGAGACATATGTATGAAAAGATACATCAAATCATCTGCTGTAACAGATACAGATGATAACAAAGATTATGTAACATGCGATCGAGAACGATATGAAAGTGGATATAGTACGTGGTATGGTGGTGATAATCCTAGCGAAGCTATAGTTGAAGTCTTAGGAAAATCAATAGGTAATATGGATGTTTTCTATGTTGAAGTATTTCCTAACGGTAATAGGCCTACATATCAAGGTTATTATGTAGGTGAAGCTCCTAGAAACGGGAGTATAAACAATTTTGGTGCGTGGGCTTGGAATATAGAGGAAGTTTTTGGTATAGATGCATCTCAATACAGTTCTGATATGCAGATTATAAATGCAGTTAACGATGCGTTTATGAAATATGTTGATGATCCAAGGAGCCAAGAAACTTTTGAAGAAGTAGATGTTGACCCGCTAGCTGAATCTTGGTACATATATAACACTTGCTTACAAGTTGGTGACCCAGGTGTATGTCGTATATATAGCACAAGTATTCAAGAAGGTCAATACGATTATTTTGATAAAGGTGGAGTTTTCTAATAGCTACTTTACAACATCAAATTCGTTATAGATAATGAAGGAGGTAACAGAATATGTTCAGCAGAGCATGGTTATTAGATAGATCCGGCAACTGCATAGATGTATATGCGCATCCGTCTGAATCATTTGAATTTGATAGCGTTGTAGATATAGTTTCAGAATATGGTTCTAATTTAGACAAGTGGAATTGCAAACAATATCGAGCTAACCCTGCTGAAGAATTAAAACAAGCTATATTATACACATATAATCAAAACTGGTGCAAAGTGAGATTATGGTGGGACAATAAGCTTACATTCAGAATCACTTCAGCAGATTTCAATTGGTACAAACCAATCATAGATTTCTTACTTACTTGTCCATTTGTTAGAAACACAAAAATAACTGTAGAAAATAAATCAGGTAAAATATATTGGGACAATATTTCATATGAAGAAGCAATTACAAAAGTAATTACTGAATAGTGCAACCGCACGGTGAAGCAAGAATCCCATTGGCTTTAGCCGATGGGTGCGTCAAAAAGGAATCATAAAAACGGAGGTAATTATATGAAAGTAATCATAGACGTTCCTGAAGCTCTATATGAGTCTAGGAACAATATACAAAATGGTAGCATCGCAGCCAAGAACTTGATTAATGCTTTCAAATCTGCAACTAATTATTCTATCGAAGCTACTGATGATATCTTTTGCGATTACGCAGAATATCCACAAACAATAGAAATCGAACTCTATCCAAATACTTGGGTTGAATACACAAAGATGTATGAACATGAAGGCGATGGATGCTATTATCAAACACAAGAAGATAATAATCCGATTACTTCTACATATATCAGCTTATATCCAGATGGCCATCTCACATATCTATGGAATGGCATAGAGAAGAATTTCAATGTAGCTTGGAGGTGATTCATATGCCAGTACATGAAACAAAATCAGGCGGTTATCAATACGGCAAAACTGGTAAAATCTATTACGGTAAAGATGCTAAAAAGAAAGCTACTAAACAAGGACAAGCTATAAAGATATCACAGCAACAAGCTAAGAAATCTGAGAAGTAATATCGTTATAGTGTATGCAATAACACACCCATCAGTCAAAACTGATAGTATTCAAGATAAATATGATGCGAGGTGGAGGATTGTGAAGAAATTGTTACGTAGCGATGAATTAAATATGGATATAATTGTTGAACTAGATCGTGATGTTGAACAGGTTGCTGCGTCTATGATATCTGCCGATAGAGATAAAATAGATGCTCAAACACTTGCAGACTATCATGCATTCATTGCGGAAGCTATTTTAGAGTTAGAAGATCACAATCTAATTATTCTAGAAAAGTCAGAAAGCAAGACAAGCGAAACTTCAAAATACTTTACATTAGCTGATCTAGAACAAAACGTACTAGGTACAATGAAATTCGTGATATTCCTGCGTATATCAAATCATTCACCTACTGAAGATGAAGATGTATTACAATGGATTCGAAAACGCCGTGAATCAACTACAAGAAAGCTTGGAGTTAAATGGAAAGTTAGAGATATACGAATAAATGATGAAATATTCACTAACTATGATGATGCAGTTGCTTACATAGGTGAATGCGCTGAAAAATATCAGCAGTCATTACATCGTAGATAACAAAACTCATCGTAAATAAATATAACACATAACATTAACATATTACCTCATATGTAATCTTATAACAAGACTACATATGAGGTGATTTTGTGTTATATCACATAGACTAGTTGTAGATGTGCTTGTTTCGCCGTGTTTCTCTAGCTTTTTCTCTGGCTTGCGTAGAATTACCAGGTGCGGTGCATCCATATCGTTCAAGACTAGTGGATTGAGTTTTCTTCACCCTGCATGCATATGAACACGCAACTGGAGGTCGTTTCAAATTTTCAACATTATCTTCTACATATTCTTTTCCGCATACAGGGCATATTCTCTTATGCACACGTTTACAGTATCGTTGTCTGTTAGATGCTGGTATAAATGGCTGATGACAAAAGTCACATAATCTTTCTTTTGATTTAGATATGCTGTTCGCAATAGTTTGATAGTATTCTTTTAATGAAGGTTGAGATGTTTGTGTAGGATAACCATCAACATAACTATATATTACATATCCGCAGTCGTAAACCGGTAACCAATGATCTTGTATTAGTTTTTCAGCATTTATTTTATCATCTATTTGCATTTCATACATGCTCTTAGACCAATGTTCTTGTGGAGGTATTATTGCAACTGCTTTCATACCAGCTTTCTCATAGCATTCACCAGAAAATTTTGACAAATCACACTTTATAAATATTTTATTTGTGTGTAGATGTTGCATGATATGCTTGATAGCTCGACTTACACCACCAACCACTTGTATGTTTGGTTTAAACATCATTGTTAATTCATATTCGTATGCTGCTATATTTGATAACTGAGCTTGTACAGATAGAATGACTTTATCTTCATATATTAAATTGACTGTAGGAGTTGGTTCATTGTGGAAGATCACCTTACATTTTCTTGCTGCTATTTTCTGTGTTATGCATAATCTACTAGTTATTTCGTCTATGTTATCCCAATCAAATACGTGTAAACAGTGATAGCCATGCGATGCTGCAATTGCTGTTTTATTTAGATGATAGGTTTCCTCTAACCCTTTCTTATTCCAGTGATTCCCGATTATGTTATGCGTGTACGACGGATCTATTTCCAGTAATATGTTTGTGCCTAAGATAGGGATATCAAATTTTTTATCATCTAGCAAAAGTTCTGACCCTGTTTGAATATTTATCTGATTCAATTTAGATGCTATAGCTTTCTGCGTATTAGATTCTCTAAAATGTGCATTTTGCATATATTCATCTGTAAGCACATACGATTTTACATCATATAGTTTTATCATAGTATCTTCTTGTTTTTGTTTGAATTCAGGTACATCCATAGCACATTTTGTATTGTATCGTTCTAAGAATGTATGCTGGATTTTCTTAACAAACCTATCAATATGCATCACATTTCTAGCACCATATCGTGCTAAACATGTAGCTTCTCGTTTAGATACTGCTGCTTTCTGTGCACACGATCGACATCGTCCTGACGATTTGATTCAGGTAGCTGTGCGCCGCAATTTGTGCAAAACTTCATGTAACTACACCTCCTCTCTATAATAATTATATGGCTGTTTTCTAAAACTGTCAAGTGATATTTAATTTTTCTTTGTAAATAAATATATGACCGATGCAAAATTAAATTTTTATCATCATCCTTATATATGTTTGTATAAATAAAACATACACAAGGAGGTAAAAAATATGTTTAGTCCACTTTATATGGGCACAAACCATATTTTTAACACTTTAAAGTGCTAAAGTGATCTAAGGTATGCGTATAGAGAAATCTGTATGATAAAAGACTCATCGAATTGCTGGAACACCTTAAAGCTAGATAAACCACAACGCAATATCTAATTTAGATGTAAACGTGATGGTGACGAAAGTAGAAAAAATTTATCTAGATAGTGCAAGGTTAAATCCTAAACACGTATACAATAGGCAATCAGCAGCCAAGCCTGTAAGGGAAGGTTCAACGACTATCCGAAAGGAGTAGAGGACAAGCGTCTTCGAAGGGGTGAGCATCTTAATATTAAGATGATAATATAGTCTGAACGTCTTGTGAAAGCAAGAGAGATGGTGTAGCGAGCCATCGTAACAAACTTGGTTAGGTATCGACAACTTCGTCCCATTGACACAAAATAACTTCGAGATCAGGATTAACTTATCTAGTCCCTTAACATAGTAATATGTTTCGAATAACTCGGTGAATTGCTGGAAAATCTTTAGAGCCAACTTGCTACAACATAATCTAGAAAGATAGATGTGAATGCTTAAAAAGTAGTTGGATTAGACAATCAGCAGCCAAGCCTTAAGATCTGAGGAAGGTTCAACGACTATAGTCCACAAAATCGTGTGGTAGCGCCGAGCCCCCATAACAACATGAGGTGATGATATAGTCTCTACATCTTATGAAAATAAGAGGAGCCGTAACAGGCCGGATAGATGTCACGAATCTATTTGAAGATATTAGATACAATATGGACGGAAGTTCCCCAACAGAATTCAGTGACCTACTTACACTCTCAACAGACGAAGTAGGTGAGATCAAAGAAGACCAAGACTCAATCACAGTACATTATGGAAATGGAATCATCAAGTTCCCTGGAAAAGTTTCATTTGCAGATGTTGATTGGACACTTAACTGCTATTGTGAGCCAAACGTTCTTGAGAGTTTACGTGCATGGCGCAAGCAGGTATACAATCCGGTGACAGAAAAAATGGGTCTGCCGTCTGAGTACATGAGGCAGGCGTATTTTATCAAATATGATGGTCAAGGTAATGCAAGAGATGTAATAAAGTGTCCAGGTGTCTGGATTCAAGGTCTTAGTAACGGTACCATGAATCAGGAAGGCGGCCTTGTAAAAGTCCAGACAACACTTGTAATTTCAAGAGCGATTTACATGCGACCAGATGAATTCAGAGTCTAAAATTCTTAAAGTAAGTTGTTGATTCATTATATGTCGACCGCAGTCAATTGTGGTCGACATTTTTCTATAAAATCGTTAAATATATGTAAAGTTAGTGACATAATTTTGTGTCTAGTTAGGAGGTATTTATAGTGATAAAATATTGTAAAGAATGCGGTCAACCATTTGAAGGAGTTGGTACTGCTGCTTATTGCAACAATGTTCATTATCGAAGATGTATTGTATGTCAATCTAGCTTCATATGGAATTATAAACATCCTAAACAATGCTGTTCTAAAAAATGTGCAGCACAGCTTCGTAAACAAACTATTGCTAAAACTTTAAAGAAATGTGAACTATGCGGTAAATTATTTGCACCTAGAAGTAGCATGCAACGCTATTGTGACAATAAACATTTTAATCCGTGTCCTATATGCGGCACTCCTGTTGAAATAAAATTAGAATATGACCCTATTAGATGTTGTTCTCAAGCATGTTCAAATAAGCTCCGAGAACAAACCTGTTTAGCAAAATATGGTGTTAAAGTTGCTTCACAAGCTAGTTCTGTTCGACAGCTATTGCATGATAAAGCGATATCTAATGAACCAGCTAAAATAAAAACAATCCAAATGAAATACGGGACGAAATATACTAATATTGCTCAGGTACCAGAAGTACGAGACAAGATACGCGATACAGTTACAAGTTCAGCATGTATTGCGCAAACTATGCAAACTAATATAAGTCGCACAGGTTATCCTTATGCTATGCAGTGCCCTGAGCTTCGTGCTAAACAATCACGGAATTCTAAAAACTTAAGCAAACTGGAATCTCGATTACATTCAATATTACAAGAGTTCAACATTGACTGTGTTGAGCATCATGTGCTAACCGATGGTACATGCTCGCACGAATTTGATGTGTATTTACCAAAATATAAGATGCTCATAGACTGTGATGGAATATATTGGCATTCTTACATAAGTGATCCTGGTGGCGAGAAGGTTCGAGATGATTATGATGATGTTCGCGTTTCACTTGTGCCAGATGATCATATATTTGTGTTGTTAATAGAATCTGATTTTGAATCTGGATTATCTAACTTGATTTACATGTTGAAGCAAATAGATAATAACTTATTTGATTATGATTCTCATATATTTAGTTGGTGTAGGTCTGTTGAATTTCCGTACCCTAATTACACAGATGATCGACTCTATTATGATTATGCACATCTGTGTGACTATACATCAACATCTTACAATCCGTATTGCAAACTGGGGATATCGGTTATTCGTAAGTTTCATCCGTCAATTTATCACTGTAAAGTCGATGGTCATGTATCTCCATATGAAGCATGGCAATCTGATGAATTGCTTAAGAAGTGTATAGCTAACCGATTAATATATCAAAATGATGTTGATCCATCTAAAGTACTTAGCGGTTTCAACATATCTAAGATTGCACCTAAAGTGTCTGTGTTTAATCCTATATTAGCTAAATACTTAACATTGAAATACTTAAATGATTTTGATTGTATCTGTGATCCGTTTTCCGGATTTTCTGGACGGTTGTTAGGTGTATGCTCTACAGGTAAACAATATGTAGGCCGAGATTTAAATTCAACTGCAGTATCTGAAAGTCATGAGATATTAAAATTTTTCAGCTTAACAAATGCTTCTGTCACTGTTGAAAACATTTTAGATAGCTACTATGAATACTCGTGCCTACTTACCTGCCCACCATATAACAAAAAAGAAATCTATAACAATGAAACTGAATTTCACACTTGTGACGAATGGATTGATATTGTATTAGAGCATTATAAGTGTAAGCGATATGTATTTGTTGTAGATAAAACTGAGAAGTATAAAGATAATGTGGTAGAAGAATTGAAGTCGAAATCGCATTTTAGAAAGTCTTCTGAATATGTTGTAGTGATAGATAGACCTGATGAATTCCGTGTATAGTTTCTACAACTGAATAAGTGTTATTGCAGAGGTGCAGAAATGCACCTCTTTTTATGTAAAATTCGTTATATGTGATAAAATAAACAGGAGGTGTTAGTTATGTGGAGTCAAATGTATGATGATTTAATTATACAGGGTGATGAAAGATATAATCGTACACTTAAGCGTGATATCACCAAATATGGTCGTACTTACTTAGCTGGTACACGATGCCGTATTGTGCGAGAACATTTCATAGATTTTGGTATGCGAGAAGGTGTAGAAGTGTTCATAGATGTTGAATTGTCCGACGGTACGTTGATAGACAACATTACATACTTCGACTTGAATTAAACATAAACTCGTTATAGCACGTACACATAGGAGGTGTTAGTTATGGAAGATGATATTACATTTAATACTGATGAAATGCTTACAGCTATTGTGATTGTACTTTCTAGTTTATCTTGGGATCTAGCTGATTTAGAAGAACCAGTAGGAGCCGATTGGGATGATGCTTGGCATGCATGTCGAGATGCAGTAGCTAAATTAAATAAACAGTATTCAGATAGTATAGCACAGGAATCAGTAGACAAAGATAAAGTTCGCAAGTTACTTGCAAGTATTGTGTAGGAGGTAGTTATATGTTTGTAATATTCATGCGGAGCGAACATTTTAACTGGATGGCTACAGGTTCTACAAAAGCTCAGGCTGAAGAGGCATTACGTAGAAAGTGGAACGCATTTCAAGTTCGGGTGATGTATGCTGATCCTACATTTAAACCTACATTTTATCATGATATACATGATATGGATCGACAATATGGGCTATGGGTTGAAGAACTCCAGTTAAATGATTGTATACGAAGTTGATATAAATATTAGAAATTAATGCAAGGAGATACAGAATATGAAAATGTACGCAGGCTTTGTCAATATAACCAAAAATACATATGAAATCAGCATATACGAGTGCTGAGTGAACAGATAGTATAAAAAAAAAGGGGGGGGGTGATTAATATGATACTGTATGCAGGATTCATAGATGTAAATAAAGGTAAATACAAGGTGAATATGTATGAAGCAACTATGCTGTTAGACGGTACTGTTGGCGTACCTTTTCCACTATTTACAAGTCGAAGTACATCGACACCACGAGTTACTATAGGTCAACAAAATAGACTCCTAGAAATCGGTGATGAAATCTATGTATATTACACATCAGATGCGTCTACGGCACAGCAGTTGATGGATGATTTTCGCAATGATCTAAAAAATAAGCTTACTAAGCGGCTTGAGACAATTAACAACAGTAATGTAATCTGGTGTGAAGTTGGTGGAAAACACGTCATAACATCATTTTAATACTAATAGGGGATGTGAATCATAAGTTACTATATTACAGTTATGAAGAAACAAGAAATCTGCCCACATCTTAGTGATGATATCGATTACGCCGTGTTTGCAACTATTAGGTTTTCTGATGATGTAGTAAATTCAGAAGAATCTGCAATAACAGAATACACAAAAATCAAACAATTGTTAGAATCAAACTATGATGATAATTATAAATTCACTTTGATGCATGAGAAAACAACAATACGTCGACTAGATTAATACATTGATACAAACAAGATAGGGGGTCAGGTATATGGATAGAGAAAATGTTACAATACACTATGACGGGTTATTTAAAGATCAGTTTACTGTGACTTGTGACTGCGGTGTTAGATTCAAATTTCAGAGCAGACCTACAAGATACTGCCCTAGTTGTGGCGGTAAAATCACTAGATATGTAGCTGACAATGTGCCGATGGATAAGGTACCAGATGGCTATAAATATTATCTATTTGATGATGATAAGTTTGCAGATGATTATTTTCATGATATCAGTTGGCGAGATATTATAAGATATCAGGCATACATATATTCACCTGACAATGCTGACATAAATATTGGTGAAGAGGTATTCAATGGTTGGTGTTATGAACATAATTATGATCCGGTTTTCTATAGAGATTATGGAGATAAATCATATATGGGATATGAAAACACCAAAGGTACATTCGTACCAATGACATTTGATGCATTTCGCAAGAAATTAATCAAAGAAATAGAAAAGATCAAAAATGAAAAGGAGGAAGAATCTGCATGAATATAAAGTATAAAGGAGATTCAAAGGATGTTAATCATAGATCAGCTATCATAACTCATAATAAATCTGAAAAGAATATGATAGATAGATTTCTAATCTTACTAGATGATGAAATGCGAAATTATCATGCAGATTCTGGAGTTGTTACGGTGCATGTTGAAGATAGAAATGATTACAATGATTTAAAAGATCTCTACAATGCATATAAGAACTTTGATTATGCTGATTATCTTAAAAAGCACAAGTTACTTCGAGCTGTAGCTAAATGGCATAAAGGCCTATATACAGAAGAAGGCTTGTATGATGCATGCGAGCGTGATGTTGATTTGTATGTCATACTTGTATCAGATAACTTTGATGAGGATGAGATCGTAGATATCATGGAAAACGTGAGCTGTGCATCTGATGCGTATGGCAATGCAATTCTAGACTACTGTGAACTACTTCAGCATTACGCTACAGCATATAGAAAGTGTCGGAAGCATAATGAGACAGCTGGAAAACATCCGAATCGGGTTACCAATTCAGATGCAATGCAATGGAGATAAGTTCAATGAAATAATACATGAATTCTGATTACACGTTGTGATAGCCGAAATTCGTTATATTACACATATCAAAAATCTAGGAGGATAATAACATGTATGTAGAATCAAAATCGATAGACTTGGATTTCAGAAATCGTTCTTACTTGAAGTCCTATATTGCAACACACAAGAATGATAAGTTTCCTTTGTCAGGTAACGATGGAAACGGGAATGATATTCTTGTAGCTGCGGTTGAAGATAACGTAGATGTAGCTGTGATTGACAGCAGAGGTTGGATGTGCCATCACACTTATTGGCTTGACGGCGAAGTTGAGGAATGGTGGGAGCGCTAAATTAGACCTTGTAATTTCATAGTAAGTCAAGGAGTTAATATCATGATAAGAAATAAATATGGCCCAAATATGATAGCAAAGGATAAAGAAACATTAGATAGTATGCTCAATATGATAATTGCTGATGTGGGACTTGACTATGGTACAGTTTTAGAGCAGATAACTGCTGTAGTTGAAGCTGGTGATTACTCACAAGCACTCAAATACAACGTATTAAAAAGAACTAGCTGGTTCCTATCTTATTTAAAAAATTTCATCGATTTGAAATAACCTTCTATATTAGTAGAACTCAATACTACATATAGGAGGTATATACATGAAAAAGTATATCAAGAGTAATGCAGTTGCTCCCGATAAAACTTATCAGAATAAGCGTAATCCGAATAAATTCATTGAAATGAAAAAGTATGATGATGGACATACTGTTGCTCGTCAATATATGAAATGGGATACACCGGAAGGTGAAGTGAAAAATTATAATGGATCCAAAACTAATCGTGGTAGATACCATCGAATGGGTCAGCGTACACTCAATGAGGTGCTGGATGACTATGATGAAGTTGAATCTGCAACCGCATTAAATAGTAGATATGGTGAAAGAGATGTTGTAGAGATACTTCCGCCAGATACTGCTACTGCAATGTATATTGATGTAGCAGAAACTTATCCAGAGTACTATGAGGATGAAGGCATAGCTGCTCATGTATTCTTTGATGATGGTACAGCAAACTTCTGGCAAGATTCAAAAGGTGTTTGGAAATTAGGTATCTGGGATGAAAGCCAGTATGATGAAGATACTTACAGATATGATGGAAAATTCTGGTGTACTGAGGATCTTGATGCAGGCGAAATGAATGATATAAACCTGACACCAGAACAGCTTTATGCAGAACTCAAGAAGCTTCCAGGTGTTGATCTTAACTACCTATATGGATTGCGTGAACTGTTCAATGATTTCAATGATGAATTTTCACCATGGATATAATACATTAGGAGGTATATTACTATGAAAATAGCAATTACATCAGCTAGTTCAATACAATCTGAAGGTAAACAAGAATTAATGCAGATATGCAGACGTAGTCAACAAGTTGCTAATTCTTTAGAAGATTTGTTATCTTATATGGATTCATTTCATAGAGCGGAATATGAATATCAATTACCTGATTACATTTCTCATGATGAGTTGGAGAATCTATCAAGTGCTGTTGAAATATTACAAGAACTGTATAGGGCTATCAAAATAGATCTGAAGTAACTACAAGAACAACGTCTTTCAAATACATCTTCTTCTAAACATTGACCTCTTTGTCTACTAGATTCGTTATAGTAGGTGAAGAGGTCAATACATTTTATACTTGGAGGTTATTATGAAAACTTATATAAAAACTTCAGATTCTATATTACCTGTACATATTGATATTGTAGTAGAAATAGAATATTATGATCCAGTACCTGTCGCAGCTGCAGAGTATAAAGGATTTTCAATACCAGATGGGCCTGTTATTACTGGCATACCCGATGCAATCTTAGATTCTCAAGCAATTGCTGATTTTGATGCCTTTCTTGAATCTGTAGAAGATCTATGCACAGAGTATTATGATCTTGAAATCTACTATAAAAATGTATCACCATATCATTCTTGTTACTTTGGTATGCTTGCAAAGGACTGTGAAGGGAATGTTGTTCTTGATTTTGATTTTAGTTTACGAATATCTAATCATGAACCGCATAGAAGTGAAAATTCTCAAAAGCACAAGAAAGAACGACAAGCCGCATTGAATCAGATTACTCAAGGTAAAAAACCTCGCCCTATTACAAAGATAATCACTGTCAATGCTGAAGAAGTAGACTCTTATGAAGAAGCATACATGAAAGTAGATGCTATTATCGAACGAGTAGTAGATATAATGACTCGTCGTAAACATTAGCATACATTTATAAATCCTTACTGCATACATGTATTTGACCTTTTCGTCTACTAATTTCGTTAATAGTAGATGAAAAGGTCATTTATTTTAAATAGGGAGGTAACTATATGAGACTAAGAACACCAGAAAGCTTAAAAGCTCGATTAGATATAATGACTCGAAAGGGCAAAGTTTCTATTGACCATGGAACATCTGCATATGAATTCCATCATTATACTTATACACCTGCCTGTATAAAGAATGGATTTCAAGCAGAACTTGATATATATGTACGAGATTTCGATGGTAGGGTTGTATACTACGCTACAGCAACTGAAAATAATATGCGTGATCCAAAATCTGATGCAGATTACTACAGAGAATTCTTATGGTGTGAATGGGACAAGCGATGGCCTACTATCCTTGAAATACGAGATTATCTAGCCAGATAGCTGACAACGAACCTTCTATAATCTCTATAGGAGGTGAACTCTCAATGGATAAATTGATTACATCAGAACTTGTATCGGAATATGGTTACGCTATTGTAGCAGATGCTTCAGGTACAATATTCTGCAAAGAAGGTGCTGTAAGCATGTTTGGTGATCTACTTACAGAATGTGATGAAGATCTTCCACCATATCAAGAAGATTTTTCATTTGTTGTAAATGGTGATAAGATATCATTATACTTAGGCGACTTGTTTCTGTTGACACTTGCAAAGGAAGAATTACAGCTAATATTAACTCAAGTTGATGGTTAGAACCTTAAATATTAACAAGAGGTACAACTATGAAACGATATGTAACAACATCATCATATGTGAATAATACTATAGTATTTGATGATATATTAATTATTGATATTAATATTCCAATATCTAAATATATTGTAGCAACAACTGCGTCCAGATTTCCTGGAATTGATATATTTAAACAAGACATATTATCTATGTTAGAAGATGATTACGGATTTGAGGTCATTGAAGATACATATGACGGTGTAAAACAAAAAGGCTATACATCTAATAGGCAAGATAGTACATCGATATACTTTGATACTTATTATAATTTAAAGAATAGCATGGATGCGTTACATCGAAGAGGTCGTACTAATATCGATTTAAGTAATCTAGGTGATATCTACTGTTTTATACACATAAGGGTGTCTGACCATGAATTGAATGATTATGGTGATGACCTGCATCGAAATTTCATCCGACAAAATGAGCAGAAATATACATATCGAAGATCTGATATTCAACGCAGTTATCCTGATGTATCAATATATGTACCAGAGTATATTATGCATCGTTATTATGAAGAAGCTCTTGCAGAGATTCGTGATAGTTTAGATGAGCGAATTGTAACGTGGGTCAACACCGCACTTCGACGTCAAAATTTAGATTTGAGGTAAACATGGGTGACGATAGATTAGGTAAAGACGCAGAAAAGAAAATATGGGAATGGTTGGATAGACCTGATGATGGATATTCTTTTGATAGGTTCTATGACCAATTATCTGGTTACTATCTAACTAGCCGAAATATATGTGATTTTGTCTGCTATAAATATCCTAATATCTACTACATAGAATCAAAAGCAACCTGGTCAAATAACTTCCCTTTCAGCATGATACAACCACATCAGAAAGAGGGATTACTAAAGAAATCTAAAATTGCTGGCAGTTATGGGTGGATAATTATACTCTTTGCATCATATAAAAGAGCTTTCAAATTAGATATACGAGATATAGTTGAGTTAGAAAATAATGGCCAAAAATCGTTAAACATAAAGAAGCTTGATAGATGGCCGATACCATATAAAGAATTGAAGACTGTACCTAATAGTCGCAAAAAATATTTGGACTATGCTGGAGAAGTGGAGGATCTATTAGATGAGTAGTTTTGATGAATACGTAGAATCTATTAACGACATCTCTTATGAATATGGGATAGAGGTGTATAACAATCATGGGACATTAGGCGTAATTACAGATATTTCCGAATATGGTGATTATCCACCAACAATTACATTTGAAGTTGAGCTTTACAGCGATGGTGAAACTAATTATACATCATTCCTACCAGTTATTGAGTTTCCTACCCTCGATAGTAGTGAGCTGATCGGTAAAACTATTTACTACATATTAGAAAGATGGGTTAAGCTTGGTGCTTGGGTCAATGAAATGTCTCGTAGACCATTCGAACAAGATTTGAATTCAGAGTATGATGAGGGGGACTTCTAGATGAAACGTTATATTAAATCCGCAACTACTGAAATTACAGCTACAAACACTGAATTTAGTTTGCAGAGAATCTCATGGGACAATTATATTCCAGAAGATGTGCTTGATAGACTTAAAGATTGTAGAAATACAAAGAAGGATTTGAATGTACTTCGTGATGCCCTCTATCAGTATATTATAGACAACAATCAAGAAGATGATTGGGGCATGGAAGATGCTGCCGAACTTGCTCTTGAATGGGTAGGTGATTGGAACAATCAGTATACATTGACAGAGTTAACTACCGATGAATGGAATCGATTTGCCAATGGTGAAAATTTAAAATAGGAGGTGACGTTGTATGGATTTTGGAATCGCAAGCTATGCTGCTATATCTGTACTTGCTTTTATAGTTGGATATGCTTGGAAAACAGCTGATAAACTTAATGACAAATGGATACCTACAATTTGCATGGTATTTGGTACTATCCTCGGAATTGTTGCATTTCTTATTAAGATACCTGATTTTCCAGCTAATGACATACTTAATGCAGCAGCTGTAGGTGCAGTATCTGGTCTTGCTGCTACAGGTGCACATCAAATTTATAAGCAGCTTACAAAAAATAAAGCTTCAGATGCTGATACAGGTCATGTAATTGAGCCGGAAGCAATTCCTGGTGTAGATGATATATCTGTAGATGACGCTGCAGAAGCCGTAGATGAAGGTTCAACAGAGAATTAAGTATCCAATCCCTTGCTTGATCTCTTTGATACTCATAACCAAACACTCCTCGAGATAGACGAATTGAGATACACCCTCGATTCGTCTATTTCCATGTATACAACTAAAATCGTTATAACCGATATAGGAGGTAACATATATGTCTGTACAAGCTGATGTAAAGAATTACTGCGAAACACATAGACCTATAAGCGAGTTCAATGAATTTGGTGACTATGTCATAACTATTTACAGTTACAACGATGACAGTACTGCATATGTTACAGAGACATATGGAACAACTAAAAAGTATCGTAAAGTTAGAACAGGTTGTAATGTTCGAAACAATAAATTATTTATCATATTGGACAACAAACGTTACTATCTAGATCAATTCACATCAATTACAGATGCATAAAGGAGGGAATATGTTTACACAAGAGTCATTTGATGCTATGCCAAAATACACCGATATTAAGTCTTATTGGTTTGTACCTGCAACATATCAGCTTGTTTATGTTATTGACAAGCACATGCTAGAAGATACTTCATATCGAGATGCAGCAATTGGGTTGGTAGATGTGATAAATTTATCATCTGACGGAAATAAGTTGGTAATTACATCGGATACAATAGGTCGCATTGGGGCGGATGTGGTTAATGATATATTAGCTGATTGGGATTTGTATGTCAAACGTCCTGAAAGTAGTATATTTACAGTTATAGATAATTCTGTGTCTATGGTAGATGAATATGATATCAAGCTCATTGGGTCTGTCTTCTTGAAAGAATTCAAATGTGGTAGGAATCCTGATGATTGCTGGAAGAAGCTAAGCAAGTGTTTAACTTGGCTCCGTAGTACAGATTTTTATACCTGTCCAGCATCTACTCAATATCATGACGCAAAACCTAGCGGATTACTAAACCATTCATTACGTGTAGCTGATAAAGCAGTAGAATTGCATGATGCTCCTACGTTTCGAGATGCAAGCTTAGAGGATGCAATTTTTGTAGCCCTCGTCCACGATTGGTGCAAGATTGGATTATATACTTCTTATAAGAAAAACGTGAAAGATGATACTACAGGTCAATGGCATCAAGAAGATGCATACAAGCGAGTAGACGATCGTACAATATGTTTAGGTCATGGTGTATCATCTATGTATCTTGTTATGAAGTTTTTCAACATCTCTATTGACGTAGCTGCAGCAATACGCTGGCATATGGCACACTGGAATTGCTGTGAAGCAGAGATAAATGAATTACAACAAGCTAACGAAACATATCCGCTAGTGCATCTTATCCAGTTTGCCGATCAGTTATCTATAACACGATACTAAGGAGGTTCTTGCATATGTTAATATTGAACGATACACATACTACACTTATGTATGACAGTCGTATCTTGCCACCAGGTGCTGGATATGATTGGAATAATCATGTATTTGATAGAACCGAAATCACGTCTGTAGATGGTTCTGTAGAAGTAATCTCAGAATATGATCAATGTAAATTAAATTGTACGGGTAGCTTGGTAGGCGAAGTGCGGGAGTTAGATAATATGCGAATCGTCAAAATCACTAAAAAGTAACCTTGTATACTGTATATTAATACAGGAGGTACATTAATATGTCAATACATATTAGACGTGGTGCTAGAATCGTAGCTGCTGACGAAGATGAGCGGTTTGACGATTTTGATATGGTAGATGACACAGATACATTTGATGACACTTTAGATGATATGCAAGATAGTATTGAAGACATGCAAGATACATTAGACGAAGTCGAAGAAGATGACGTTGATATCGAAGCAGATAACAATATTGATAATCACTATATTGCAGAATGCGAAAAGTGTCATGGCATATTCATTTCAGCTATGGTAGAATCTGATCAGATAGTTGAAAAGATTTCGGGAGTATGTCCACTGTGTGAAAAGGAAACTGATCAATATCTACGATGGGTGGTACATCCGGTTGAGTAAATCGTTAGTGGAAACTAACAAATATATTTGTGACGCTTGTGGTAAATCACACTATAGACGCCCTGGGAACATTTACAAACTTGTATATAAGAAGCGGACGCGTCATTTCTGTTGCTATAACTGCTATTATAAATTAAAAGAGTTAATAGATGCTGAAGCGTTTGATGCTGCAGACCGCATCTTTGCAGAAGTAGATAAACAAATTGTTGAAACTATGTCACAAATATCTCAGGAGGAATTATGATGAAACGGTACAGTAAATTTGATAGAGATTCTGCACCAGATACTCAAAGCTTTACTATTACTAGATCTGGTACAAAGTTTCGTGTTAGCACTACAATCTATGAAGATCCATCTCAATTTATGTTTGAAATCTTGGAAGTACATCCGTATGATGAAGCTGACTATGCATGGGCTAAGAAAGTTTCACCAACATCATTCAACATCTATAAAGATGGCCGCAGAATATCTTCATTACCTGTACCTGATTTTGATGATGAAATCTATGAAGATGTAATCGAATATTACAACGAGTGTCTTGACATCGCATATTTAGCTCTGATAGAAGCTAATAAAGATGTAAAACCTCAAATGAGTTACAATTAAAGGAGGACATGTATAGATGAAAATACATCGATCTAAAATCACAGCATCTGCTATTGATTTAGATGAATACACACTGATGACCAGCCCAGATAACGAATATGACATATATAGAAAGATTGTAGATGATAAAGGTGTATGGGTTGCACAAGATCGTGAACAAAACTATCCACCATTTTCTATTACATACGAACAAGCATTAGGATATCAACCTATTACCGAACATGAATCTAATGCGCATAAGCTTAGTAGAGAACTTGGTAGAGCATTATTTGGTAATATCAATATAGATGAGTTCTATAGCTGGTACAATAGTATAGGGCACAGCAATCAAATGTATATCGATTCTATTGCAGATGATATGGGTATACCTGATTATGATAAAGCATCAGATAACGAACTTGATTTCTTGAAGAAGCAACTTCCATCATATAGCGATGATATAATGGATTCTACAGCGATTCAAGCAAATGATTGGTTGAGTGAATATGATGACGAGTTCTTTACAAAAGACGAGATGCTAGAATGGTGTGACGATATTTTAACTAATTTCAATACATTACTAACTAGCCCTTATGTAGATTATAACGGCCCGAAATGGGAGTTAATAGATGCATATTTTGACACACCAAAACAATTCTACATACAGATAAGCAATCATGATCTTGATTTAGATTGTAGTGTTATAATTGATATGCGACGTATTCAAAAACCTACGGATATTTCCAAATACACCGAGCAGGTAGTAGATAAACTTAAAGAAGAATTTCTTGAACATTATGATTCAAGTTTATATGCTACTACAACCATAACTAGTGTGAACGATCCTTATCAAGATTTTGATGAAGCAATACAAATCCCTAAATTTACGGATTGGATAGAGTTCGATCTAGACGGGATACTTGTAATTGTAACAGAGGATGGTTCTATTCAATTCCGGGAGGATGGTAGATATCCAGATTGGGGTGATGAAGTTGATGCTGAATCCCACGAATATCCTGGTGTTACTATTGTAGATAGTATGTCAATCGTAGATGATACTGCAGATTTACTTGAACCGCTGATGCCACGAGATCCAGGTAATTATAAAGTATACGGTAAAGTATCATTAAAATACAATATAACTGGCTTACTTGAAGAACATGATATTTGGGGTAAAGGTCCAGAGGATTATGATATTGAATACAATCCGGATCGTGCAAATGCTAAATTGGATTATCGGGACTCTGCAATATCCGGATTCTCTTATGCAGAAGCTTAATTGACATTTCAGCACCCAATTTAAGAGAAAATCGTTATAGTTAGTGAGGCGATAAAACCTCACTAACTATTTTGTTGAGGAGGGCATAGATATGATAGAAACTTTAAGAAAAATCTTATTCAAACTACTAATAGTCATATTGTTCATATCATTTATACTTATGATATTAGGTGAACTAATGCCTACCGGTTGGTTGTCATTGCTCGCTACAATCGGAATCATATCATTTATGCTTATCGTCTATTTATATGATCCAAGAATATACTATAGACGGCTCGTACCTTTATTTGTATGCTTTGGTGCAATGATCTATAAAGCATTTAAACCTATCATTCGTCATACGCATTCAGGGAAGTATCTGTTTCGTAGATGCTATAAGATAAAGAAAATGGCCGGTAGTTATATAGATTGTTACATAGATGTTCAGGATACTTATGACCAGTATTCTAGATATGATATAGAAGGGTAGGCGTAAATGTTAAATGAAGCACAGCAGAAAGCTGTAGATTCCAATAATAAGCGTATTGTATGCTTAGCAGGTGCCGGTACAGGTAAGAGCACAACTTTATTAGCACGAATATCTAGATTAGTGTCTGAAGGTGTTAAACCAGAACATATATTAGCTTTAACTTTTACTAATGCAGCTGCATTTGAAATGAAAGATCGATATCTCAAAGATCATAAAGGTTCTGATAAGATTCCAGAATTCCGAACATTTCACAGTTTCTGTTATCACATACTTACAATAGATCCTACAATCCGGATGAAGCTAGGTTATAGCTCAATTCCGTCTATTGCGGAACCTGCTGCTGAAAAACGCATAATCACTGAAGCAAAGATGCAAACAGGGATCAAGTTATCTGATAAGAAAATATTTGAAAAAAGTACTTTGACGCAACAAGAAGCTTATGACCTTATGCTTATACTTAAAGCTGCAGATAGATTGATGAAACAGCGAAACCTCATTACATTTGATAAATTATGTAGTGAGGTGTGTAATTTGTTTGTTGCAGATGATCCGCTTATCGCACAGTATAAGAAACAATTCGTGTATGTATTTGCAGACGAGTATCAAGATAGCGATAAGTGTCAACATGAGTTTGTGCTGTCTTTTAAAGATTCACATATATTTGTTGTTGGTGATGCATTACAGAATCTATATGCGTTTCGCGGCACATCTTCAGAAATGATCAAAGCACTTGCTGAAGATGCAGATTGGGAAACTATTAAACTATATGAAAATTATAGATCAACTAAATCTATATGTGATTACGCTAATAAATATAGCAAATCTTATGCCAAGGAAAGTTATCGAATCGCGATTGAGTCTACTAAAGACACTGGTGCTTCCGTTACTGTAGAACATTATTATCCTGAATATCGAGGTACTGTCCCCGAATCTTTAGTAGATCTGATTGTAAGTCATAACTCAACAACATTAACAGGTGTAACAGCTGTGTTAGTTCGTACTAATGCAGAAGTTGCTTCTATACAAGCTCGATTACGTGAGACAAACACACCATTCATGTCAAAACGAACTACATCGAATGCACACAACCTGCTCAAATCGGTATTTGATGACACTTATGCAGCCGAATGGTTAGCTACATACTTATCTGCTGAGTTGTATTCAGAGTTTATCCGTAGAAGTGCGGTCCGTAAACAGCAGAATGCTGCATATAGTTTATCTGAATTCATAGAAGAATTTGGTACAAATTCAGAAATAAAATTAAATGTAGATAAGCTATATCGTTTGCGAAAGGTTTGTCGAGCTTCTACATCAATTGCAGCCAAACAACGTGATATCTTAAGAATACTAGGGTATGATAATAGTTTGAAAATAGATGTTTCAGACGCTAAGAAATTATCCGATGTATTAGATAAATTAGCCGATGAATTAGAATCATACTCATCTGACGCTTGCAGACTATATGTAGGCACAGTGCATTCGGTAAAGGGTCTAGAATATGATAACGTATATGTTATAGGGCCTAAAAGCCGAAGCTGGCCATTAAATATAGAAGATAATCAAAATCTGTTTTATGTAGCCGTAACAAGGGCAAAAACTAATCTATTCATATACTTTGCTGGATAGGAGGTGCGATATGAAAGCAAAGGATCACACAGAAGAATTTCTTCAAGCAGTTGCAGAACGCTTGTCAGGTCGAACAGATTGTAAGAAAGTACAGTATATTATATACATAGGACGTGCGCCTAGATCTGAGGCAGAAGCTCATCACTCTAATGTACTAGATATGAAATCTGCGGACAGAGTATTCATATTGCCTAATTATGAAATATATCCAGATATACATCATAGAAAGAAAACAGATTTAGTCGGTGTGCTGGATTATATACTTATCACCCGATTTCATAACTCTGTATTCAATGGTCTGAACGAATATGGCCATGCTGTATTCAAACCAGATACACTAACACCTGGTGTGTATCAATATAAGCTATCCGTAGATGAGAAGCGTAGAAAATGGATACGATTAATCTAAATTCGTTACAGATACTGAGGAGGTACATATAAACATGGTTACAGATTTCTCACATATTCAAACAATTAATTTCAATGTTCAAATTGGCGATAGAATTACACCAAAGATTGCTATATTCAATTGCAACAAGCTGCCTACAGGTGTAGCTGTTCAGTGCATTGAAACTGATTCATACAATCCATATTTATTAGTTATGACTAAAGAACATTTTCAATCGTTATTTTTAGATGATCAGCCATTGCAGGCTGCATCTGATGATTCAAATAGTGCGGAAGGAGAATAAATAATGCGTATAACTAAGGTAGTGATTGAAGGTATGCACAACGTTGTATTGAAAACTTATACCTTCAATAATTTAACTTATTTGCATGGATCTAACGGTGCAGGCAAATCGACTGTTATGGAAGCTATACAGCTTGCATTACTTGGGTACATACCTGGTACAAGCAAAGCTTCTAAAAGTGCAATATTTGAGCACTCAAATGGACATGCATTAGCGGTTACACTTCATTTAGATGATAATGGTACCCCAGTTACGATAAGCAGGGTCTGGTCAGGTGTAGCATCAAGTGTAGCCTCAAGTATTTCGTATGATGTAGACATTGAACCTAAAATCTATGCAAAGAATCTGCCAGAAATAATTGCATCATTAGAATTGCCAATATTTAATTTTAATGATTTTATGGACCTTACAGCTAATAAGATGAAAGATTGGTTCATTAATTTCTTGCCATCTGCAGATATGCTCATTGATTGGAAACAGGTGCTTGCAGATGATGCGTCTAAAGTAGGTGTTACAAATATGTCTAATGTAGATAAGCTTGTAAACGAAGTTGTAACCTACATTCAAAATAATCTTAAATCTACTGGTTCAGATCTTATACGAGACGTTAACACATATCTTAAAGATTGTTTATCATACAGCAAACAAGAATTAGAGCGAGCACAATCTACAATTCAGTCACTTATTTATCATGATGATATAGATACGTCACTTTCAATCGATACTGTTTTAGCTGAAATCAAGTCATGTGAAGCTGCTCAGTTAGCTGCCACAGATTACGCTAGAGCTAAACAGAAGAATGACCGTATATACATGCAGTTAAGGGACTATGACGATTGTAACGCTGATAGTTACGAAGTAGATTCTAGATACATAGAAGCTACTAAACACTATAATGAAGCGTCGGATACAATATGCAAGTATCAGCAAGATATCATTGAATTACAATCAGCTATGAATGAAATTCGTACGGAGCTATCTAAATTAAGTAAGGATGATGGGGAGATATCTGCTATCATTAAGACCAAAAAAGAAATAGTAGATAATGGCGGTTTCTGCCCATTTACAAAACTCAAATGTGAGTCTGTACAACCTTTGATTAAGCAGTATACTACAGAAATTACTGCATTGGAACAGCAATTAGATGGTGTTAGAAAAAATTATTTTGATGCTAAAGCTCAGATGGAAGAAACTGATGCAGAAATTCACAGACTTAATGCTAAAATCAAAGATCTTGGCGATGCTAAAGCTGATTATACATCTACTATATCAACTATTCAGTATAGGTACACAACAAAAGCTAGACTGAATGCAGATATCGTTGTTGTACCAGAGGTAGCAGAAGCAGACTATACAGACCGACTTGCAGAACTTCGTGAAATTCAAGTTAAGTATGAAGCTAATAAGCGATACAACGAGCTCATAGATAAACTCACAGCAGATAAATATCAGATAGAAGAACGCATCCTATTATATAAATCCTGGATCAATTTAATAGGTGTAAATGGCTTACAGAATGATGATACTGCAATTAAACCTTTCATAGATCTGCAAGCACAAATGGATAAGTATTTACAAGCAGTATTTGGATCGGATATCGTATCTAAATTCAATCTAGAGGCTAAGGCCAATAGTTTCAGTTTTGGTGTTACACGAGATGGTAAGTATATACCATTTAATTTACTTTCTAGCGGTGAAAAGTGCATGTATACTTTAGCTCTCATGTTAAGTCTTACGGAAGTATCACCATCTCCACTTAAATTAGTCATGGTAGATGACTTATTAGACCATTTAGATGATGTTAATCTTGATAAGCTGTTTGAATCTTTATCAAAAATTGATAATATCCAGATGATATTTGCAGGTGTTAAGCCTGTAAAGATAAATAACATAACAGTGGAGGTAACTAAATAACATGGAACCAGCAGTGTCACAGCAATTGATGTTACAAAATACTACACGAAGGAGTTCTGAAGACATTTTAGAAGATGCAAGAACCTTCTATAAAAACACGAAGCTACTAGGACGTCATACAAATTATCACGATTATGAAAAATTTAAGCATGATTTACATGATAACGGATGGTTCGGTGACGAATACAAGCTAGCTCGAATATTACATTTGTAGGAGAATCATATGCATTTTACTATTGGGGAAAGGTATTTAGGGGAAGTAATTGAAATCAAACCATATGGGGCAGTGCTTAAGTTCAGTGATGAATCTACATATCTGCTTCATATCTCAAACATCGCAGATGAATTTGTTCAAGATGTATCTAAATATGTTAGTATTGGTGACACGTGCGAAGTACTTGCAATTCCTGGTAAAGTTAAAGCAATAGAACTCACACGTCGTAATGTAGATATAGACAAGCTCATTGAAGAAGAAGCTAATCAAGATTTTGATACTTTGTTAGAAAGATACTTACCTAAACCTGACGGAAGGGATAGAAAGATTCATCGAAAATATAACAAAGACAAGCGGTGTATTATAAAAAATACATCAAAGATCTAAATCAATTTAATGAGAAGTTCGTAGAATTACTGTAAATGATCTGACATCTAGCAATTACAGTGAAGCTCTTGAATACATTCGAGAGTATACAGCTAAATGTTCCGAAGCTTTGAAATAGTAATTTCGTTATAGTTTGTGACGTAACTAAGAGGTGCTAACTGCTTTGTTAGTTAAATGACCAATGTCCAGAGTAAAACCCCATAAAACGTAGAGCAGATGCAATACCACAATTGATTTGATTCTATACATTAAATTTTGAGGCAACAGGACGAGAACAGAGCGTAATGATTTGGGGAACAAATGCCTGCTAAATAAGGAAAATGTAAGCAGAAACCGATTTTGGTAACTGTATAAAGGCATCTTGGCGATGCCTGTGAGAATAAGGTCTTTTGACAAACTTCTCACGAAATCCCATTAACTTTAGTTGATGGGTTCGTCATTCCAAATAAGGTAACAGCCTCTTCTAAAAAATGCTAAAATCGTTATATGAAACAAGCAAGGCGGTGCTAGTTAATAGTTAAATGTCTAGATAAGATACAGGACGTAGATTGAATCAGCTTTATAGGATTTCATAGTTCCTTGCCTTTCCTGGTTAAATTGAACCTAGATCTTATTTAGAAACAGCCGTCAACACGCATCTGTGGTGAAACTGGTAAACACAGCAGATTCAAAATCTGCCGCAGTTAGCTTGAGGGTTCGAGTCCCTCCAGATGTACGAAGCTGATGTAGCAGTAGTGGACGAGCTGCCTTAGAGAAGCTAAGTGATACAAGACTGATCAACTTGTTGATAGTGGAACATCGTAGGTTCGAATCCTACCATCAGCCCTTAAACTTAAGCAGGTATGGTGGAATTGGAATACACATGCGATTTAAGCTCGCACGCAATTTTGCTTGAGGGTTCGAGTCCCTCTACCTGCAAAGAGCTTCATACCGCAAGTGTTGTTATGCGATATGTAAAAAACCACCGTAAGGTCGTCAAGGTCAACACACTTGACGAATAGATATGGAGATAAAACGTAGCGGAGGCATAGCTTTGAGTCACCATATCAAAAATAGCCCTATCGCCAAGCGGTTAAAGGCACAGGACTTTGACTCCTGCATTCGTTGGTTCAAATCCAACTAGGGCTGATACATACAAATATATTGTGAAGGTGATCATATGTTTAATATATTCAAAAAGAAGAAATCTGTAGCATCTGGTAGATTTGTAACATGCTACTTAGTATGTAACAGAGATGATGTTACTACATACATTCGTGAACATATCATACGAGAGATTACAGGTCGTAAAACATTCTTTTTACAAGAGCAACACGCTCGAAATTTCATCAAAGAAAAGAATGATAAACGACTAGTTATTATGGAGTTACAGGTACCCGAAGAACAGATAACATTCTTTCCAATGAATGACAGCACTTGCGAATGCAACTCCGACATAAATATGATAACTTGTTACAAAAGAACAATATATCCTTGACGTACCCATCGGCTAAAGCCAATGGGATTCTCTTAAATGCGTCAACAGACTAAGTTAAGAGAAATCTTAACTACGATAGTTAGGTCATGACACCTACGGTTGTCGCCTCAGACCGTTGCTCTGTCATATATCATTAAGTTAGGTGAGAGTAAAAACAGCCTTGTGTTATATGTGTAAAAAGCCTAATTATCATTGTCGAGAGGAGGTCGGATTTCTTATATGGTACAGTATAAGAATACGCATCACCTGCCATAAAGCAGAGTATTTACAAGGAGGACTTGTATATGGTTTATGTTCTGTCAAAAGACAACAAACCGCTTATGCCTTGCACGAATGTAATAGCAAGATTATTGCTTAAACAAGGCAAAGCAAAAGTTAAGAAGCGAGAGCCATTTACAATCAAGTTAACTTACGATACTACAGAATATACGCAAAGTTTAACTTTAGGGGTTGATACAGGTTCTGGAACATTAGGTGCAGCAGTTTCTACTAATGACGGAAAGATTGTTTATATGTCAAAAGTTATTGTCAGAAATGATATCACAGACAAAATGACACAGCGAGCAAGCTATCGTAGAAATCGCAGAAACAGAAAAACACGCTACCGCAAAGCGAGATGGCTCAATCGCAGAAACAGCATCAAGAAAGACCGATTTAGTCCTACAATGATTAGTAAACTGAACAGTCATATCAAAGAGATTGAGTATATCAAGTCAATATTACTTATATCGATGCTTGTTTTAGAAACAGCAACATTTGATTGCCATCTGATGAAGAATCCTGCTCTTGCCGATGAAAAAGTAAAACATTGGGGATACCAGCAAGGCGCTAATTATGGCTTTGAAGACACTAAAGCAAGGGTTCTTAATCGAGATAGCTACAAGTGCCAGATATGTAAAGGTAAACACAAAGATTCTAAATTAGAAGTTCATCACATCGTCTATCGCAGTCAAGGTGGCAGTGATGAAGCAGATAATCTGATTACTCTTTGTCATACTTGTCATTCTGCATTACATGCAGGTCGCATCAAAGTTAATTTTGGTGGTAAAGCTAAAGGACAACTTAAGTATGCTACACAGATGAATAGTGTTCGCTGTCAATTGTTAAAAAGATATTCAAGAGCAACAGAAACATTTGGTTATGTGACAAAAGCTAACAGACTTGCGTTGAAAGGTATTGTTAAAGACCACCATTTAGATGCATGTGTCATTGCATCTGAGGGTAAACAGCCTCTATTTGCAACAAACTATGTCTATATTAAAAAGAGTGTATCTAAAGGAGATTATCAACAAACTAAAGGAATTAGAAGCCAGCAGAAAATTCCGACAGGGAAGATACGTGGCTTCAGAAAATTTGATAAGGTCAAATATTTTGGCAAAGAGTATTTCATACAAGGAAGGATGTCTTCTGGATATGCAATTCTTATGAATGCACGCGGTAACAAAATAGATTTTTCATCAATGCCGAAAGGTTTCAAAACGCCGAAATTAAATAACTTAACAAGACTGTCTGCAAGAGATACAGTTCTAGTGTCAACTGCTATCGCTTAGGCGATAGCAAAAAGAATAACCATTCATCCAATCACCTGAAGGTAATTGGTTTTCTGACTCAAATTTTATAAAGTAATTTCGTTAATGTAGATGTAACAAATACGATCAATGCTCTAAGGAGGCAGATGTTATGTCAAATAAGATCAACAAAGTAGTTGAAATACTAATGTCACGAGATAATATGACCCGAAGTGAAGCTGAAAGTCTTTTAGATAGCGTTCGAGCAGAAATCAATGATGTGCTTGAATGTGGCGGAGATTATGACGAAATAGAAGATATTATGTATTGTGAGTTAGGGCTTGAGATGGATTACATTCATGACATATTGTAGGGGGTGGGTGATATGGCAAGACGAACTAGATTCACTGAACTAGACGTAGTTAAATTCCGACCTGTGTATTATGAAGGTGATCAAAAGAAGTTAGATCATGATACGGGTGTAGATATTCTTACATTATATATAACTTGCGGATTAGGGTACAGCCCAATCCGTCATATCATCGGTGCTAAGAATGATAAAATCATCGAGGATGTAATTCGCCAACACCGTCTAGGAAGGGCATTAACTAAGAAATCTGATGGGTACAAAGAGTGTAGATTAAGATGTCCTAATGCTCAGAAACTAGATGAAATTACTACACAGATTGTATTGAGGATCGCACAGAAACATGGAACAGAAAACGAAGATTACGTATATAACATGTTAACTACAGGACGTTGGCAAGATGA